GGACACAGAGCTGGCATCCGGTAAGACTTATTACACAGAGGCAGCAGGCGTCTATACCGCAGTAAAGTCACCGGTAAAGGGATCTCTGGGTGATTATTACGAGAAGACAGATGGATCGCATGCAATCAACGTACTGATCGCGTGTGGACAGACCTGCAAGACCGTTCCGAAGATCTCAAGCATCTATTACTTCGCTCCGGGAGCACATACAGAAGGCGATGGATACCTGTATCAGAACAGAAGCCTGTCAGATGTATTTGTATTCCCGAACGGTAAGGATGGAAAGATTGATTCCATTTATGTCGACGTTGACACCGAAGATTATGTAGCACCGACAGAAGAGTAGGGAGGTGTCCGGCTATGGCAACATATGCGGATGTAACTTACTATAAGGAGACCTATAAGGGCACATCCATTCCGGATGATGCCCTTGAGCGGGCTCTGAGGCAGGCAGAAAGACATATAGATACATTGACATACAACCGGATTGTAGGAGCCGGATTTGAGCGGCTGACGGCATTTCAGCGGGACATTATCCGCGAGGTATGCTGTAGCCTGGCAGATTTTGAGTACGAGAATGCGGATGAGTTAAATTGTATTTTGCAGAATTATGCTATCAACGGAGTGTCTATGACATTCGGTTCCAGTTGGAACATGGTATGCCAGAATGGTGTAGCGATCCGCAGGGACTTGTACGAGTACCTGAGCCAGACTGGATTATGCTGCCTTAGTCTGGGGGTGTAGGATATGCGATATCCAAGCCTTATACGTAAAGAGATGTGCCGGACGGAGATTACTGTATCCGTTGATCAGGAGGGCACAGGAAACTATGGAGTACCACTTGATCCTGTCATATGGACAGGAATGTGCAACTATCAGGAATCAGCAAAGACCGTATTGACGGAGACTAAGAAGCTTGTACAGGTGACAGGCTCGGTATTGATACCAGGAGACATCATCCCGGATATGCCAACCTTAAGCGGAGGAACCGCTCATATATTAGGGCATGATCGGCGGATAGCGCTCGGTGTCAAAGCAAGGAATCCCGATGGTACAGTAAACTATACAAGATTGGAGCTGGAGTAGATGGCAGTAAGCAGCAGGATCACATTAAATCATTCTTTAATACGGAATCTGGATAGCGCGGCCGTGCGGGCTCTTGAGATGACAGCCGAAGCTCTGCATACTGAAGTGGTACAGGTTGAAATCATGCCGAGGGACACCGGAGCACTGCAGAATGAGAAAACGTTTGTGGATACGAGACACAGCGGACAGGGGCATGTATCGATCGTGACAGAAGGTCCATATGCCCGCCGGCTATATTTTCATCCGGAATATGATTTCCAAAAATGGGAGAATGCATTCGCACAGGCGAAGTGGTATGATCCGTGGCTGCCTGGCGGAATTTCGCAGGACTTTGCAAGAAACGCATTTGAAAAGCTTTATAAGAAGGAGGCCAGACTGTGATGCTGACACTGAAAGATGTAGCGGACTATATAGCCGGTCTTGGGATTGTGGACGCTGATCATATTTGGATCGGCAAACTGCAGGACAAGGTGGAAAAGTCTATCGGAGTCTATCCACTGAAGCGGCCAGGATTACCAAGACAGCCGATTGGCGGAACCGATCACGACGAGAAACGCATCAGCATTCTGGTGCACTGGAATAAGAACGTGCTGGAGACGGAAAAAATCTCCGGCATGCTTTTCTATAAGCTCATGACGAGCAGAAATGTAACAGTAAACGATCAGGTCATCCTTTTCAATCAGATGCAGGTTTCATCACCGGTTCCGGTCGGAACAGATGATGATGGGATCTATGAATATGTGATAGAAATGGATGTCTACTATAAACGATAACTGAAAGGAGAACAAAAATGGCAGATACAATTAAGCAGAATGTAACGCCGGTAAATGAGATCACATTCGGGGTCTGCATGACGGGCAGACCGACGGATACAGAGATGAAGACAGCAACTTATACGGTTGTGAAAGATGCCGAATCACTGTCGATCAGTATCGATGGCACGATCGAAGAATGGAACCCGATGGATCAGGCCGGTTGGGTGCGGAGAATAATGACAGCTAAGTCATTAGGAATCAGCATGGGCGGTAAGCGTAACTATGGAGATCCAGGTAATGATTATGTTGCAGGCCTCGCATGGAAGACCGGTCAGGATTGCAATACAACTATGAAGATCACGTTCCCGAACGGGGATGCCCTTTATGTACCGGGCGTAATTAATGTAACAAGCCTGGGCGGCGAATCTACTGCAATTGGTGCCCTTGAATGGGAGTTGCAGTCCGATGGAAAGCCGACATATGTAGCATATGAAGCCGCGTAGGCGCTAATAAGCAGAGCAAGGTAAACAGCAGGACAGGGGCCGCCTGCCCTGCTTATTTTAATTAAGGAGAAGAGAATATGAGTGCAAAAATTTACGATATATCCATGTACATTACGAATGAGTTGCCGAAGGTCGTGATCACGAATGACCTGATAGTGACCGTCAACAACCGGAAATCCGCAGTACTTAACGTGCAGGCCATGCTTACCGAGGTTGAGAAGAAAAGCAATGCCGGAGAACTCTCGGAGGAGGATACTTCAGAGATTGCAATCATGGAAAAGGCATTGAAGATTCTTGTTGGCGGAAAATCAGCTGATGCAATCAATGAGCTGGATCTGCCGCTTCCGGAGTACAAGAAAGTATATGAAACGATCATGGCAGCAGCTACAGGTGAAGATCCGGAGTCTTTGAAAGAGACACCCTAGTGAAGAACAGTATTATGATCTGCTCGAGGACTGGAGCCTGATTGAAGCTTCATTCTTAAAGCAGTACGGAATCCGGATCAGGCAGGATGATGATATGAGCTGGAATGAGTTCTGCAGTCTCCTGTCCGGCATTATGCCGGATACACCGCTTGGGAGAATCGTTGCCATCCGGGCAGAAAAGGATCCGAAGATAATCCGGGAGTTCTCGAAAGAGCAGAAGAAGATAAGGAACGACTGGGTTCTGCGCCGGAACCGGAAGCTCCGGGAGGATCCGGAGGCATACAGGCGGTACTGGCAGGGATTCCAGCAGTGGGCGAAAGCTGCGTTTTCAAATAACTAAGAAAGGAGGAGATAAGCATGGAAGAACAGGAAGTTGGGCGTGTAGCTCTTGGTATAGACCTGGTCAACAAAAGTATGAAGCCACAGATATCCGATATGGCCAAGAGCGTAGCGAATATTGGCGGAAAGATATTTGCCGGAGTCGGCGCGCTGATGGGTGCAAAGTCAATCATAGCATTTACAAAGGAATGCCTGAATCTTGGATCTGATCTTTCAGAAGTGCAGAACGTCGTAGATGTTACATTTGGCTCCATGGCGGGTAAGGTAGATGAATTTGCAGAGACCACGATTACCCAGTTCGGACTGTCGGAAACGGCAGCAAAGAAAATGATGGGTACGTATGGCGCAATGAATAAGGCCTTTGGCTTTGGCGAGGCACAGACATATGACATGGCCAAGGCTGTGACGGAGCTGACTGCGGATGTGGCATCATTCTATAATCTTGAAACGGATGAGGCTGCGGTTAAGATGAAATCCATCTGGACAGGCGAGACCGAGACATTAAAGGACCTGGGCGTTGTAATGACCCAGACAGCGCTGGATCAATATGCCATGAATAACGGATTCGGCAAGACGACCGCAAAGATGACCGAACAGGAAAAGGTTATGCTGCGGTACCAGTTCGTAATGTCCCGGCTCTCGGATGCGTCCGGAGACTTTGCAAGGACTTCGGACGGATGGGCGAACCAGACCAGAGTGCTGCAGTTACAGCTGGAGCAGATTAAAGCAACGCTTGGACAGGGGTTCATTAATCTATTTACGCCGATTATCAAAATGGTGAATAATCTGCTGGCAAAATTGCAGGCAGTAGCGAATGCATTTAAGCATCTGACAGAGCTTCTGACCGGTAAAAAAGCAGATGAAAGTGGTGGTGGCGTAAAGGGCGTAGCGGAAGATGCAGACGATGCTTCATCCGGGCTGTCGGATATGGAGAAGGCCGCTAAGAAAGCTCAAAAACAGCTGATGGGATTTGATAAGATCAATAAGCTGAACGACACGTCAAGCAGTGGGTCATCTTCCGGTGGCAGTAGTTCCGGAGTAGATGTGCCTTTACTGGATTCAGCGGCTAAGGCAGCAGAGAAGACGCGTGAAAAGCTGTCTGCGACAGAGAAGGCATTCAGATCCTTAAAGAAGCTTTTCCAGGCAGGGTTTAAGCTTGGCTTTGGCGAGCATGACTTTGCCGGTCTGCACGACTCAATTAATAAGATAAAGCAGGATCTAAGAGATATCTTTTCTTCAAAGGAGGTACAGAAGGCTGCAGGTGAATATACTGCAGCGTTGGCAGAGTGCCTTGGAAAGATGTCCGGCAGTGTGGCGAGCATTGGCGCTACTCAAATGGAAAATCTGATCGGCGGGGTGCGGAAGTATCTGGATAAGAATTCCGGAAAAATAAAGCAGTGGATGGCGAATGTATTTACAATCAATGCTGATTCGTTCCGCATTACAGGAGACTTCTCAGCGGCGATTGCTAATATATTCAGTGCATTTGGCGGAGAAAACGGTCAGGATCTGACAGCGGCCTTTATGGAGCTGTTTGGCAATGCTTTTATGGGCGTGACAGAGCTTGGAGCGACATTCGGACATGATCTTCTGGATGCAATCTGCTCACCGATTACGGACAATCAGGAGATGCTGAAAGAGGATTTCGATGAGCTTCTGGCACCGTGCTCTGAGATCATACAGCAATTCGCAGACGATACAGAAGCAGCATTCGATGATATCAAAGCGGCTTATCAGAAGTATGTAAAGCCAACGCTTAACGATATCAAAGATGAATTTGACAGATTCCTGAAATCCGATTTCCATCAGGACCTGAAGGACATCACGGAATCTCTGAAAGAGATGTCCGGTAAACTGAAAGAGCTCCACCAGGCGCTGAAGCCGGTAGTTGATCCTCTGATGAAAATTAATATTGCGGCCTTTTCGACCGGTCTGCGGGTGGTTAGCAAGGTATTCATGTTCTTGGTAAAACAGCTGACTTCCGGAATCAACAATATACTTACAATGCTGAACGGCCTGTTAGATTTTGTGATCGGCGTATTCACCGGGGATTGGAAACGTGCCTTTGAGGGCTGTACTGAGACAGCAGAAGGCTGGAGCAACGGCCTTTTGAGTCTGTTTGATACAAGCTGGAAAGATATCAAAGACGGATCAAAGAAGGCAGGAAAGAATGCGGCTGGTGGATTCAGACATGGAATGAGAGCCGAGTGGCCCAAAACGAAATCATACCTTCTGAAAACGAAGGATGACGCAGCCGGAGCATTCGATTCCCTGCCGGATGATATGGAGAATACATCGAAGAATGCGTGGGAACGGGTTAAATCCGCTATTAGCACCGGGAAGACGAAGGAACACTTTAGCTCAGTAGCATCAAATGCTAAGACGGGTATATCATCCATGCCGGGATCATTCAATTCCACGGCTAAAAATGCGTGGAAGAATATGACGAACCGAATCAGTACATCCGGCGCGGGCAATCACTTCTTTGCGGTTGCAGATGCAATCAAGAATATGATGTCCGGTCTTCCGGCGGATTTCCTGCGATATGCTCAGAATATGTGGGCGAACGTAAGCGGAACCTTTAACCAGGACGGAATCAGAGGTTATTTCACTGGTATAGCAAATACGATCCGGAGTTGTTTCACCCAGATCGGAACGGATGTAGGAAATGCCACATCTTCGGCGTTTCGGGGAATCATGAACGCTGTGTTTGCGAGCGTAGAAAATATAGTTAACAGATATATCCGGAGCATCAACAGTATGATTCGGAGCATTAAAAGCATGCGGGTATTCAGAAACGTGACCGGTGGATTGTCTGAACTGGATGAGATCACGTTACCACGTCTGGCACAGGGCGGCTATGTAAAGCCTAACACTCCGCAGCTGGCAATGATCGGTGATAACCGGCATCAGGGTGAAGTTGTAGCACCGGAGGATAAGTTGCAGGAATTGCTGAATAACGCAGTTGCTGTAGCAAGCGGCGGAACAATGACAGCCGAGGTGGTTGCATTGCTGAAAGAGATCCTTGCAGTGCTGAAAGCATTAGATCTAGACATCGTGATCGATGGCAGGAAGCTGAAGGATATCATTGTATCAAAAATCAACGAACACACGCAGGCAACTGGGGTGTGTGAGATCATAACATAAGGGGTGATGAGATATATGGATGCAATATTGAAATGCGGGGATGTTGTCTTACCGGCGCCGGTGACGCTATCAACTGCGGATGAGATCATTTGGAGCTCAAATACCGGGCGTGTGGCAGATGGAACCATGGTCGGAGATGTAATAGCAAATAAGAAGACGCTGGATATATCCTGGGGCCTGATGACAGAAAGCGATATGCTTCTCATCAAGAACAGCTTAAAGTCAGGCTTCTTTCCAATCACGTTTCACGATGACGGTGTGGATATGACGATAACGTCTTACCGCGGAACGCTGACGAAGGAACACATAGGAAGACTTGGTGACGGAATCTATTGGTACAAGTCAGTAAGCGTGAGCATTATACAGCAGTAAGGAGGATCAAAATGCTAAAGACACAGAAAACGATCAATTTGGCCGGACAGAGTATCATTGAAGATACAGTTGCGGTCTATATGAATGCGACTCTGAATGAAAGCGGTGAGCTGTCAACGAATAAGGCGGTTTGCAACAAGAGGTTATATGACGAGAATAAGGTGGCATGCAGGGCGGACATCGATGCATTCGAAGAGCTGGCATATGCACTGGAAGGAGAGGCAGAATGACAAACAGGGAAATTATACAGCATATCAATGCATTGAATGAGTTTACAAAAGACAAGCTTCCGGTAGCACTGTCTTATGCGATTGCTAAGAACATCCGGACAATGACGGAAGAATATAAGGTCTTTGATGAAGAACGCGGTAAGATCATGCATGAACCTGACGCAGAAAGCCGGATTGAAGAACTTCTTAACTTGCAGGTAGATGTTCCAATCCGGTACGTAGATTATACGGAGATTGCAGACCTTGATCTGTCGGTAGGAGACATCCTTGCGATTGACTTCATGGTCTGCGAGAAAGCGAAGTAGGTGATCCGGCATGTACGCAGGTGCATCATCAGAATTTAACACGGAAATGGATAAGAATGGCGGTCGTACTTTTGCGGCCGCTATTGAGGTTGGCGGAAAGACGATCACGGACGGGATTAAGTCGATTAAGCTGACGGATGCAACTTCCTCCGGAGAGACCCTTGAAATCGGGTCAACGATCATCAAGCAGGCGGAGATCTTTATGAAAAAGCCGGATGTGGTGCTGGAAAATGCAATCATAACGGTCAAGATAGGTCTTGTACTTGATTCTGGAATCGAATACATCCCGATGGGCGTATATAAGGTTACAAAGCCAGAGGAGCAATCGGGATGGCTTACAGTTAAGGCATATGGTCGGATGTATGATCTGGACAGGCTATATGCATCGTCATTAACGTATCCGGCCAATTCAGATAAGATTCTGGAAGAAATCACGGAGAAGACCGGGGTAGCTTTTAACGTAACACAGAATCCGATCAGGATCACGAAGGCACCGGCCGGATATACCTGCAGGGAGGTGGTCGGATTTTTGGCAGGGCTCTACGGTACGTCTGCCGTGGAGAACCGGAGTGGTGCAATTGAATTCCGGTGGTATCCAAAGACGGCTACAGTAAAAGACATCGGTTTAGGAAAGACATATGAGTTTAAGAAAGATTCGCAGGTGGATTTTACACTTACTAAGATCAGCTGTGTGGTATCGACGGATAAGGAAGTGACATCCGGCTCAGGGACCAGGCAGATTGAGATGCAGAATCCGTATATGACTCAGGCAAGGCTGGACAGCATTTATGAGACGAGGAAAGCGTTCAGCTATCGCCCGGGAACGGTATCATTCCTGGGCGATATCAGACTTGATCCATGGGATGTGGTTACGGTTACGGATCTGAGCGGTACATACCGGATGCCTGTCATGGTATTAGATACAGAATATGATGGCGGTGTGAAGAGTGAGATCACAGCTCCGGCGGATACAGAAGCAGAGACATCCGATTTCAGAGGACCGATGCAGCTGAGCCTTGACCGGGCATACACGGAGCTTCTGGCTGTCAATGTGCTGCTGGCGGATAAGGTGACAGCGGACTGGGTGAAGGCTAATACGATTACTGCAGATCAGCTGGAAGCGACAAATGCAAAGATAAGCAAGCTGGAAGCGGATATGGTTAAAACATCCGAGTTGACGGTCGTGAAAGCTGAAATCACAGAGGCAGTAGTGGAATCCATAGACGGTAAGTACGCAGATATTGAGCTTGCAAATGTAGATACTGCGAGTATCGGGACATTATTTGCTAAGGTAGGATTGTTAAATTCCGCAACCATTGTGGACGGTCATGTGACCGGCTATCTGGATGCGGTTAATGTCAATGCAGATTTCATTACAGCCGGGACGCTGTCTGTAGACAGGCTGGTGATCCGGGGAAGCAGTGAATCTATCATCTATGAGATTAACAGCATCACAGGAGCCTTGCAGGCGGTAAATGCAGACACGATCAACGGAGAGGTGCTTACACCCAGGACAATCAATGCAGACAGGATCGTTGCATCAAGCATTACCACGATAGAGCTGGCAGCAGCATGCATCACAGCGGATAAGATTGCAGCAGATGCGATCACGGCAGATAAGATACAGGCCAATGCAGTAACTGCGGCAAAAATCAATGTATCAAACCTAGCCGCCATCACGGCGAATCTGGGAACGGTGACAGCCGGAGTGATCCAGTCAAGCAATTATGTGGCAGAAACAACCGGAATGAAGCTGAACCTGACAGACGGAAGCTGGGACAGCAAGTATACGAAGATTGATAAAACCGGAAAAATCAGCTGTAGTAATATCGCTATCATGGATGGCAGCATTAGCATCAAAGCCGGGTCAAAGGACGGAAAGACGCTGATCACGATCCAGAATGACTATCTGGGAGATGATCATATTACAGTCAGAGAACTTACAAAATACAGCCAGAATCGGATAGCTTTTTATCTGTATGATTCAGGTACCGTTAATTCAACTACAGTCAGCCTGAGAGAGCAGGCAATTGTGGATCATAATATGATGTATCTGCAGTATGTACCGTCACCGACAGACGATGATCAGACGACGAGATACATCAAGATTACTGCTTCCGCAGTAACGACTAATGGAACCATCAACGGTTATACGTTGGCCGGTGCATGTGCAAGAGCGGTTACCGGTTCCGTCACATACGGTTCAACAGATTTGATTACATCCGGAGGGGTGTATACGGCACTGAAAGGCAACTTATCCCCGTCAAAGGATAATACATATCAGCTGGGGAGCAATGATTACAATTACTCTTCTGTAAAAACAAGGGAAGTAAAGTCAAATGGTCAGTTGTATGTCCGGTCTGGCGGAAATTTAAGCATGTACTCGGCGTCAAACGCCGCCGCAGCATTCATTCATGCGCAGGATCTCAGAGTTGTATCGTACAGCTCAGGAGAGGGGTCGAGTATCACATATGCGGTGTGCTATGCTAAGTCATTTAGCCAGCAGTCGTCCAAGCGGTACAAGGACTATATCCGGGATATAACAGATGCAGATGCAGGAGCGATTTTGAATCTGAATCCTGTGATTTATAACTACAAAAATCCGGAAAACGGAAAGA